GATCTAAAGATTTTACAACTTATTGGGAAGATCAAAAAAATAAAAATAGGGCCGGTGTTATTTATAAAGATAAACAAGGTACTTGGTATTTAACGCGTGATTATTACATGTGGTTAAACTTCCTACCAATCTATGATAAGGAAGAAAAGAAGTATGGTTTTGCTAAAGTACGTGATGCTCAGTATCATATGGCTTTATATGAGCTATTAGCTGAGTTACATTATAAGCATGCTGCTATATTAAAGAAACGTCAGATAGCATCTTCATACTTTCATATGGGTAAAATTATTAATACCTATTGGTTTGAAGAAGGTAGTACTTGTAAGATAGGGGCCTCTTTAAAAGATTATATAAATGATAAAGGATCTTGGAAGTTTCTGGATGAATATAAAACATTTCTCAATGAACATACAGCTTGGTATAGACCAAGTAATCCTGAGAAAGTTTTATTATGGCAACAACAGATTGAAGTTAAAATAGGTAATAGAAAAACATCAAGGGGTCTTAAGTCTAAGATACAAGGTGCCTCATTTGAAAAGAACCCTACAACAGGTGTCGGTGGACCAACAACTTACTTTTTTCATGAAGAGGCTGGTATTGCTCCTAAGATGATGCAGACATATGAATACTTGCGTCCAGCAATGTCTTCCGGTATGATAACAACAGGTATGTTTATTGCAGCAGGTTCTGTGGGAGATCTTGAACAATGTGAACCCTTAAAGGATATGATTCTAAATCCAGTAGGTATTGATATATACCCTGTAGAAACGAATCTAATGGACGCTGATGGTACAATTGCTATGGCAGGTCTATTTATTCCTGAACAGTGGTCTATGCCTCCTTATATTGATGAATACGGTAACTCTCTTATTGAGGAGGCACTTACAGCCATTAGAGCTGAAAGAATACAATGGAAAGCTGACTTAAGTGCTGAACAATATCAATTACGTATTTCTCAAAAACCTACAAATATTGCTGAAGCATTTGCGTATAGAAAAGAATCTATATTTCCTCAAGGTCTTATATCAAGACAATTAAAAAGTATTGATGATAAAGAGTATGCTTATGAGCATATTGAATTAGAAAGAGTTCAAGAAGGAATTATAGCTAAACGTTCTAACAAGCTACCAATTACTGAATTTCCAATAAGTAAAAAGCAAGTTGATAAAACAGGTTGTTTAGTTGTTTGGGAAAGACCAATAGCTAATCCTGGATTTGGTGCTTATTATGGCTCTATTGACCCGGTGTCCGAGGGCAAGACCACTACATCTGATTCGTTATGTTCCATCTTTATCTATAAAAACAGTGTTGAGGTTACAAGAGAGACCGCGCAAGGTCTGGAACATTTCATTGAAGGTGACAAAATTGTAGCAGCCTGGTGCGGTAGATATGATGATATAAACAAAACTCATGAGCAACTAGAGTTGATTGTTGAATGGTATAATGCTTGGACTCTTGTAGAGAATAACATATCATTATTTATTCAGCATATGATTGCTAAGAAAAAACAAAAGTACTTGGTACCTAAACAGCAAATACTTTTTCTAAAAGATCTTGGTTCAAACAGAACTGTATATCAAGAATATGGTTGGAAAAATACAGGTACATTATTTAAAAGTCATTTGATTTCTTATGCTATTGAGTTCTTAAGAGAAGAGATTGATCAAGAAACTGATCAAGATGGTAATACAATAAAAACAAAGTATGGCATAGAAAGAATTCCAGACCCAATGTTATTAAAAGAGATGCTTTCTTTTTATCCAGGATTAAACGTGGATAGACTTGTTGCTTTTTCTGCTTTAATTGCTTTTGTAAAAATACAGCAATCAAACAGGGGTTATTTAAAAAGAACTGAAACTGATGGGGATAATTTGGATAATTCAAAAAATTTGTATAAATTAAAGTATAGTCCGTTTAAAAACATGGGTCGTAGTAAAAGTATTTCTGGTGCCAGGAATATAAATAAATCTGCATATAAAAATTTTAAATAAATATGAAAGTATTCAATGCAATGCAACTAAAGAATGGTGCTAAAGCTAAAAGCGGTTTTAATGGCAGCACTAATCTTACGCAACCTATACAATTTATTCCAGCAAAAGAAAAAGATCAAGATTGGGCTGCATGGAATTTAGATTGGCTTGAAGTTCAAGGAATGAATTTCCTTAAACAAAATTCTAGAAAAATGTTAAAGAACTATAAACTTGCTAAAGGTATTATAGACAAAACAGATTATATAATAGAAGAAGATAATGAATATAAAGATTTAGTTGATGTTCTTACTAAAGAAGATAGTTCAGCATTAGAACTTAAATTTTATCCTATTATTCCAAATGTTATAAATGTATTATCCGGTGAATTTTCTAAAAGATATTCTAAAGTTCAATTTAGAGCCGTGGATGATACTTCATATAATGAGATGCTTGAGCAAAAAAGATCATTAATAGAAGAAAATCTTTTAGCTGATGCTGAGAAACAGTTGATATTTAGAATGATTGAAATGGGTATGGACCCAGAATCTGAGGAAGCTCAACAACAACTTGATCCTGAAAATTTAAAAACACTTCCTGAAATTGAAGATTTCTTTTCTAAAGATTATAGATCAATGGTTGAAGAATGGGCTTCACATCAATTAAATGTTGATGAAGAAAGATTTTCTATGCAAGAACTAGAGGAAAGAGCCTTTAGAGATATGCTTATTACAGACAGAGAATTCTGGCATTTCCGTATGATGGAAGATGATTATGATATAGAAATATGGAATCCTGTTTTAACTTTCTATCATAAATCTCCAGATGTAAGATACATAGCGGAGTCAAACTATGCGGGTAAACTTGATTTAATGACCGTAGCTGACGTTGTAGATAAATTTGGATACTTGATGAATGAAAAACAATTGCGTTCATTACAAGAGATACATCCTAGCATAGCAGGTCAGTATCAAACAACAGGTTACCAAAATGATGGTAGTTATTATGATCCAACTAAATCACATGATTGGAATACAAATTCACCAGGTTTGGCGTACAGACAATTTTTAAGTAATTCAAAAGATGGTAGAAATAGCAGTTATGATATTGTTAATTCTATACTAAATGAAGGTGAGGATATGTCTAATTGGGGGGAATCTTCATTAATGAGAGTAACTACAGTATATTGGAAAACACAACGTAAAATTGGTCACCTTATAAAAATTACAGAAGAAGGTGAGATTATTCAAGAAATTATTGATGAAACATTTAGGGTCACAGAAAAACCTATATATGATGATTCAGTATTTAAAAATAAAACAAAAGAAAATCTTATTCAAGGAGAACATATAGATTGGATTTGGATTAATGAAACTTGGGGTGGTGTAAAAATTGGACCTAATTCACCAATGACTTGGCGAACTGAGGTAACAGATAATTTAAGTCCTATATATTTAGGTATTAATAGAAATAAACCGGGTAGAATACCATTTCAATTTAAAGGAGATAAATCTTTATATGGTTGCAAATTACCAATTGAAGGTAGAGTATTCTCAGATAGAAACACAAGATCTACTTCTTTAGTAGATTTAATGAAAGCATATCAGATTGGATACAATATGGTAAACAATCAGATTGCTGATATACTTGTTGATGAATTAGGTACTGTAATTATGTTTGATCAGAATGCATTACCAAGACATTCTATGGGTGAAGATTGGGGTAAAGGAAATTATGCTAAAGCTTATGTGGCAATGAAAGATTTTCAAATGCTACCTTTAGATACATCAATAACCAATACAGAAAACTCTACTAACTTTAATCATTATCAAACTCTAAACATGGAGCAAACTGGTAGATTAATGTCTAGAATACAATTAGCAAATTATTTTAAACAACAGGCTTTTGATGCAATTGGTATTAATCCTCAAAGACTTGGTGCACCTATAGGTCAAGAAACAGCAACTGGTATAACGCAAGCTTTAAATCAATCACATGCACAAACTGAAATTTATTTTACACAGCATGCAGATCACTTAATGCCTAGAGTTCATCAGATGCGTACAGACTTAGCTCAGTATTATTATAGTACTAAACCGAGTGTAAGATTAAGTTACATAACAACAGAAGCAGAAAAAGTAAACTTTACTATAAATGGTACAGATTTACTTTTAAGAGATCTTAATGTATTTGCTACAACTAAAACAAATCATAGAGCTATTCTTGAACAATTAAAACAATTATCTATTCAAAATAATACTTCTGGTGCTAGTATTTATGATCTTGGTAATATTATTAAAGCAGAATCTATTGCTGAAGTAACTGACATTCTTAAAGATGCAGAAACTAAAACTAATATGCAAAGAGAGCAAGAGATGCAACAACAACGTCAAATGCAAGAAGAATCACTTAAAGCTCAATCTGAAGAACAAAGGCTTAAACGTGAGTATGAGTCAATCGAAGCTGAAAAAGATAGACAAAATCAACTTGATGTAGCTGAAGTTAAAGCGGCCGGTTATGGTTCTATGGCTGATATTAATGAAAATAAAGTTAGTGATTATCAAGATGTAATGAAGGATATTAGGCAAGAAAGAGATTCACGTGAAAAAATGAATTTTAATAGAGAACAAGCTTCTCTAAAAAATTCAACAGAACAAGCTAAAATACAAATTGAAAGAGAAAGATTATCAACTCAAAGAGACATAGCTGATAAACAACTTCAAATAGCTAGAGAGAACAAAAACAAGTATGATTCTAAATCTAGTAAAGACAAAAAATAGTACAATAGAATAAGAAGAAACTATAGATAGCTATATACTGCAAAAAATGAAAAAAATTAAATGCATTTTATAAGTTTATTAAAAAGTTTCTTACTATATTGTATATGTAAATATTAGTAATTACACAAACCAACAAAATTATGGCAATAGAAAGTAAAACCTTAGAGAGCAACGTTGCTCAGGTAGATATTGATATAGATGATTTGTTTGGAGGGACAGCAGGTGCAGATAGCATTACACTTCCTGAAGAAACAAAGAAACCTAAATCAGTATTTAGCAAATTAAATGAAGCAGCAGATTTTTCATTTACTCAAACAGATGCAGATGATGCAGAGGATGACAATGAAGAAGATGATGTTGAAGAAAAAAAATCTTCACCAAAAGAAACTAAAGAAACAGCAGATGATGTTTTTGCAGCTTTAGATGGAGAAGACGATGATGATGAAGAAGATAAAGCAGAAACAAGAGGAAGAAAGAAAATTTCTGGTATAAGTGATGTATTTAGCAAACTTATTAAAGAAGACAAAATTGTTCCTTTTGATGATGAAAAGTCGTTGGATGAATACACGGCTAAAGACTGGGAAGAACTCATTGAAGCTAACTTAGAAGAGAAAGCTCAACAAGTTAGAAGAGAGACGCCCAAACAGTTCTTTGAAAGTTTACCACAAGAACTCCAAGTTGCGGCACGTTATGTAGCAGACGGAGGTACAGATCTAAAAGGTTTGTTTTCTACTTTAGCACAAGCTGAAGAAAAAAAGACTCTTGACATTAAAAATGAAAGAGATCAGGAAACAATTATTAGAGATTACCTTGGCGCTACAGGTTACGGGTCAAATGATGAGATTGATGAGGAAATTGAAGTTTGGAAAGACTTAGGAAAACTAGAGCAACAAGCTAGTAAGTTTAAACCTAAGTTAGACAAAATGCAAGAACAAATCCTTTCTCAAAAATTAGAAGAACAAGAAATGCGTAGAAAGCAACAAGAAAATGCTTCTAAGCAATATATGGAGAATGTATATAATACGCTTAAAGAAGGTAATCTTGGTGAAATTAAAGTTGATAAAAAGACTCAGTCTATGTTATACAACGGTTTAGTTCAACCTAATTATCCTTCAGTAAGTGGTAGAAATACTAACTTGTTAGGTCATTTGTTAGAAAAGTATCAGTTTGTTGAACCAAACTATACACTAATTTCTGAAGCACTTTGGTTGCTATCTGATCCTGATGGATATAAATCTAAAATCATGGATAAAGGTGCACAGCAAAGTATTGAGAAAACAGTAAGAAAACTTAAGACTGAGCAAGCTAATAGTGGCGGGTCTTCTCTTGGAGTAGATGAACGTGAAGCTGAATCAAACAGAACACGTCCTTCAAATTCAAGAAAAATACCTAGATCCAACAACATATTTAAACGGTTTTAACAAAAACAATTATATTAACAATTAAACAATTAAACAATTAACAATTATGGCAACTCCAGTATTAAACAACGGAATTTTCCTAAGAGACACTAGCTACAAAGCAAGCTCTCATGTTGATTCTTATCACTTAACCCAAATGCTTGGTTCAGCAGAACCTATGGATCTGGGTCCAGTTGATTTATGGGCAATGACTCAAAAAGTTGAAATGCCTCTTTATCAAATGGCTTCTTTTGGTGGAAAGAATACTATCATGGTAGACAATGCTCGTGGTGAGTACAAATGGCAAACTCCTATCGCTCAAGATCTTCCATTCGTAGTGGCAGATATTGAACCAGCTAACGCTGACAAAGGTATTGATGGTACAACCTTTAAGATCAAACTTTCTAAAAGAGCTTTTGGTCACGGTGACATCGTTACTTATGACAAGTACAATGGTTTAGAACTTTACATCGCAGCTGATGATATCATCCCTGCTGGTGACGGTTTTATCTATACTGTACAATTAGTAAACAACAACAGTGCAGCTAAATTAGATAACTCTTATCTAAAAGCTGGAACTAAGTATTTCCGTAAAGGTTCTGCTCGTGGTGAATATGGTGAAAGATTCTCTGACATGGAGACTGGATCTGGATTTCGTGAGTTTTACAACTTTGTGGGTGGTGCTGAAGCACACGTGCATTATTCTATTTCAAGTCGTGCTGATCTTATGATCAAAGGTGGTTTGAATGCGGATGGTACTGTGCCTGTAACAGAGATCTGGAGAAATTTTGATCAGAACGCAGGTGATCCTTCTATATCATCTATTGAAGGTTTAGTAGCTTCTATGGGTAAAGCAGGCGCAAGAGATGCATTTGAAAGTGGTAAACTATCTAGAACATTTGTTACTAATTTAGAAGCTGCTCACTTAAGCAAAATTGCTAATGACATTGAAACTTACCTTATGTGGGGTAAGGGAGGTAAAGTAAAACAAGATGGTCCAGATGATATCAGACTATCTGTAGGTTTGTGGTCGCAATTGGATAACTCATTCAAAAGAGTATACAACAAATCTTCTTTCACTCTTGACATGTTCAAATCTGAATTATATAACTTCTATCAAGGTAAAGTTGAATTCAAAGGTCCAGATCCACAAAGATCACTTGTTGTTCAAACAGGTATCGGTGGAATGCAATTGATCAACAAAGCTATTGCTGATGAGGTATATGGTTCTGGTCTAGTACAAAATGCTAGCGACATAGGTGCAGTTAAAGGTAAAGGTATGGATCTAGATTATGGATTCGCATACACTAGCTTTACTATTCCTTTCCTTGCTAACGTTAAGTTTGTACTTAACCCTGCATTTGATAATCTTCATACTAATGATATTGAGAATCCATTAATTGATGGAAGACCTTTAAGCTCTTTTAGCTTTATCATTTTTGATGTTACTGCAGAAGGAAATGACAACATTCACTTGTTGAAACTTTCTTGGGATAATCAACTTAAATGGTTCTACCAAAATGGTACTATGGACTATATGGGAAGAAGTCAAGGATTTGCTTCAACTGGAAACTTTAACGGTTACAGAGTTTATATGACTCAAACCATGCCAGCTATCTGGGTTAAAGATCCAACTAAAGTGTTAAAAATTGTTATGAGAAACCCTGTTACAGGAGGTTCATTCTAACATAAACTTTTAAATAATGGGGAGGTAGATTAAAAGCTCCTCCCTTTTATTTTTTAACTTATAAAAAATAAATATAATGGCAGCACTTAAAAAACAAAAACAAATTGCACAAGATCCTATCTTAGTTGCAGCTCCTAAAGCAGAACATGGTT